AAGAAGAGCCGTCACAAAACCCTAACTGGACAGAGGAAGCCGCATAATGGCAAGTTCATATACAGCAAACACAGGTATCGAAAAACCAGCTACAGGTGAACAGTCTGGTACATGGGGTGCCACAACAAACACTAATTTTGATATTATTGACCGTGCCTTGAATGGTGTAGGCACAATTACTTTATCTGGCACAACACATACTTTATCTACAAGTGATGGTGCTTTATCAGATGGGGGCTACAGAGTTCTGGTTTTAAGTGGTAGTCCTTCAGGTACAAATACTATTACGGTAAGCCCTAATGATGCTGCTAAATTTTTCGTTGTTCACAATAGTTCTGGTCAAAAAGCAATTTTTACTCAAGGAAGTGGAGCTAACGTAGAGGTTAATAATGGCGCAAAGAAAATAATATATTGTGATGGCGCAGGAAGTGGAGCCACCGTTGTAGATGTAACGGCTTCTATAGAATTAAACGCTCCTATATTAAACGCTCCTATTTTGCAAGGAACTTCCGCTTCTGCTGGTAAGATTCTATTTAAAGAAGATACTGACAACGGAACTAACTCGGCAACTTTAATTGGGCCTGCAAGTACCGCAGATGTAACTCTAACCCTACCTTCAACAACAGGAACGGTTGCTTTAACAAGTCAGATTGAATCTTCTTTTCCTGCTGGAACTTCAATGTTGTTTCAGCAAACTGCTGCACCAACTGGTTGGACAAAACAGACAACGCATAATGATAAATCCCTAAGAATTGTAACAGGTTCAGTTGGCACTGGTGGTTCAGTTGCTTTTTCAACCGCGCTTGCAACACCTTCTGTAACGGGTTCATTAGCGGCTGGTAACTTGGCTGGTTCTTTGAGTGGTGACATAGGTTCAACTTCTTTATCAACAGGTCAAATGCCTTCACACACGCACAGATTTGGAAAATCAACAAATAACAGTGCCCAACAACAGGTTGGCACTCAGCAAAGGACGTCAGGTCAAGTAACTCAAAACAATAACTCACTACCGACAAGTTCTACTGGAGGCAGCGGATCTCACAACCACACTACAGGAAACTTGGCAGTTTCCATGTCAGGTACACCCACTATTTCTTCTGCTACAGCCACAATAAATGTGCAGTATGTTGATTTTATTATAGCTAATAAAGATTAAGGAAAATATTAATGAAGACACCTACTTTCATAGAGAATTTTGAAACGGAGCAGTATGAGTTTTGTGACAAAGTAGTTGATCGTTTAGAGGAGCTTTTGAGCCAAAAAGATAACCCAGAAACAAATGGTCACTTTATGGATGGTAGAGTTACTAATGGAGATGCAGCAAACAGAACTGATTTTTCTTTTGACTTTTATGCTTTACAAGACTCTTTAAATATTGATATGCACAATATTTTAAGAGAATTTATTCCTAAATATACTGATTTATATGCAGGATTTGGAATGCAAAGTTGTACTTCTCAAAATATGAAAGTTCAAAAAACTCCACCAAAAGGAGGTTTTCATACTTGGCATTGTGAACACGGATATGGGCGAGCATCTGAATTTAGAAATTTAACGTGGACTTTGTATTTGAATGACATACCTGAAGGAGAAGGTGAAACAGAGTTTTTAGAGTATGGTGTAAAAGTTCAACCTAAAAAAGGTCGTTTATCTTTATTCCCGGGAGCGTGGACACATACGCACAGAGGAAATCCTGTTTATAGTTGCGATAAATACATAGCAACTGGTTGGTATTACATGGTTAATTAGGAGATACAAATGGCAAAATGGACAATAATAGCTAATGATAATGCTATCGGTAAAGATGGCGTTTTCTATGACGGTTTAAATTTAAGTTGGCTTCCAACTAATATTTTAGCAGTGCAATCTTCAGATGGCACTACTTGTGAAATGGAAATAGGCGATAGGACTCTAGAGAAAGTTACTGCAAACCAAGAAAATGTAGCAACAAGTAGTCTTTCATGGTGGTCTAACGTGGATACAGCATGGCAAGCCGCTGATGACGCAAATGGTGAATAATGAAAATAGAGGTCAAACAAAATTGTCCTTTAAACAAATTTAAGCCTTGCAAACAATTTGATTGCGCTTGGTTTATTAATATAAAAGGAAATGATCCTAACACTGGAAAAGAGATAGAGGAATGGGGTTGTAGCATGGCATGGTTGCCAACATTATTAATTGAAAACGCACAACAATCTAGACAAACAGGGGCAGCCGTAGAGTCATTTAGAAATGAAATGGTTAAATCTAATAATGCACATTTAACATTGGTTGCAGCTAATAAGCTATTGAAAGAATAACAGATGCCCCTTACTAAGCTTCAATTTAGACCCGGAATAAATAGAGAAATTACCTCCTACAGCAATGAAGGGGGTTGGGTTGATGGTGACTTAGTAAGGTTTCGTTTCGGTTATCCTGAAAAAATGGGTGGTTGGAGTAAATACACTAATAGCACTTATTTAGGCACTCCAAGAACATTACATGGTTGGGTTACATTAGCTGGAGACAGGTATCTATCAGTAGGAACAAATGTAAAATATTACATTGAGTCAGGGGGTGCTTTTAATGATATAACTCCTGTTAGACTAAGTGTAAGACGGCCTTTTGAAGTTGAAGGCATTGAAGCGCAAACATTTTTAGGAACAGTAACATTTACTAATCCTGTAGATGTTGAAGTCGAGGGTGTTTCTGCAACGACTTCTTTGGGTACCGTAACAGTAGAAGCAACACCAATTGGCACATCCTTGGAGGCTGTAGCAAGTCTTGGAAGTGTTACAGTAGTTTCATCTGATGTAGATGTAGACGTGGGGAATTAAAAGCATGTCTTTAATCACTTTTACAACAACTTCTGGGAGTCCTACTGTTACAGTTAATCATTCAGATAACGGTTCGGTTACAGGTAGCTTTGTTATTTTCTCAAATATAACTTTTGGGCCTGGTTCGACTTACGATAGTTTAATATCTCTTTTAACAGGCGAATTTGAAATTACAGTTGTAAGTGCCAACAGTTATACAGTTACTCTTTCATCAAATGCTGGATTTGATTTAACAAATGCTGGAGCTTGCGATGCAGATTATCTTTTAAACAAAGGCAGTGTTGCTCAATTACTAGGAACAGGATGGGGTGCTGATGCTTGGGGTTCAGGAGGATGGGGTGAAGCTGCAAGCGAAGGTATTGTGCTAGAAGAAGAACTGAGATTATGGCAGCAAGATAACTTTGGTGAGGATTTAATTATTCTTCCTAGAAATGGTCAACTTTACTATTGGGACAAAACAGATGGTTTAGGCACCAGAGCTTTTCCGTTTGCCATGAAAACATCAGATGCCCCAACACAAAGTAGGAGAGTAATTGTTTCAGACAGAGACAGACACGTTCTTGTGTTTGGCACTACTTCATTAGGAGGCGGTGACATAGATCCGCTTCTTATTAGATTTAGTAGTCAAGAAGATCCTTTTGATTGGACACCTACAGCTACAAATACGGCTGGAGATATAAGAGTAGGCTCTGGTTCAGAAATAATAGCAGCAGTTGAAACAAGGCGCGAAATTATTGTAATCACTGACACAAGTGTACATTCACTTCAGTTTATCGGTCCTCCATTCACTTTTGGTATTACTCAAATATCGGGCAATATCACGATTAGAAATTCTAATGCAGCAATAGCAAACAATGATTCTGTGTTCTGGATGGGCATAGATAGGTTCTATTTATATGATGGTCGTGTTCAGCCAATACCTTGTACAGTAAGGGATTATGTGTTCAGTGACTTTGATGAAGTTAACTTTGAAAAAGTTGTCGCTGGATTAAACACAGAGTTTGGTGAAGTAGTTTGGTTCTATCCTTCAGAGTCAGGAGGGACAGGAGAGAACGACAGGTATGTTGTTTATAACTACGAAGAAAAAGTTTGGTATTATGGCAATTTAGCTCGTTCAGCATGGCTGGATAGAGGCATATATGAGTATCCATTTGGTGCAACACATGACACGGACTCCGTTGCTCCAAGACAATTATACAGTCATGAGTTTGGCAACAACGCAGACGATCTTGCTATTACATCCTTTATAGACTCAAGCCCTATAGATATAGCAGATGGTGAACAGTTTGCTCTAGTACGCAGATTTATACCTGATATAGATTTTTCACGTTCCAGTAGCGGAGCAACACAGCAGGCAACCTATACATTAAAAGGACAACGGTTCCCTGGAACGGGTTTCACAACGAATGATACCTTTACTGTGAATAGCACAACAGAGCAAAAGAACTCTCGTGTTAGGGGTCGCTCGTTTGGCATAAAGGTTGAGAGCGATGGTCTTGGAGTATCTTGGAGGCTTGGTTCAAACCGCGTAGATGTTAAGACGGATGGCAGAAGATGAGTAGAGAATTAGTACCACCGCAGTTTTCCGTACCTCCTGAACAGTATGACAGGGTGTATTTTGATGATATGGTTCGCAGTTTGTCCCAACTTGTGATACAACTAAATAACCCAGGTGAGTTAAGGGGTACTAAAATAACTCTCACT